ATGGGACCGCTGCTTTTACTTGTTTAGCATTTGCCATAGATCTTGCCAAAGCTTTTGTATAACGAGAAGAAAGTCTGTCATAGAGGTTGTCCTCCATGGCTTCTTCTGTAATAGCGAAAGCTAAAGCGACAGTTTCCATAGTATAACGAGCTGTGAAGGTTTCTTGCGCTTCGTCGTATCCTACGCCCTGACCTTCAGGTTTAACATCTGCGTTTGCAAATCCCGATAACATAACTTCCTCTTCGAAAGCTCTGTCAGATGATTCAGTTGCATAAATTTCTTTATGTTCCTGATCATAACGTCTGTATTCCAGCCCAAATAGTGCATTTAGGCCAGGTTCTAGTTCTTTGACTAGCTGTGATCGTGAAATCGCCATGTTCTATATGCTCCTATTATTGCCAAGTGATACCAGCAGTACCAGTGTTTTGTAAGTACTGATTGAGGTTGTGAGCAACGATAACTGACGTATAAGCGGCAGTTAAATCTTTGTTCTCAGGGTCCTCAGCAGTTCTTATCAATCTCCACTGATTTGCGGTAGCACTTACAGTTCCAACTGTTAGCGTTGAGCTTGATTGTCCATTTATTTCACTGCCCGCTGCAGTCACAGTCAGGCCATATGTTTTACCATATCCCGCTTGTGCTATTGCCGCATCTGTATTGCAGAGAAAAAGCTGTGTTGGATTGTCAATCACGAACGCCGTTAAGTCTTCACTGTTGGCTGGAGTAATCGGTTGATTGTACCAGTTAGCCCACGTCGGCTTTAAAGTAGTCGTCGCGTTATAAAAGATACCATTCAGCACACCAATACTTAGGTTTGTAATAGCAGCTTGCGCAGTCTTGATATATCCCACTTTACTCTGCACTGCAGAGCCTTGAAATAAATCAGTGTCATACGCAGCATCTATGTAGTATTTGCCTTGACCTTGGGGAGCCGGTGTTGAGCCAATGCATCCCTGAGAAATCAAGCCAAACCCTTGTGTATTACTGTTTGCCATGTGTTACTCCTTGTTTACAGTTTTACCTGTAAACGGTTATTAAAAATTCAGTGATGAGAGAATTGTTAAAAAATTAACTTTTCTTTGTACCACCGAAGGTTACGCTCGTCTGTCGATCAATATTGATCGGCATACTTGGATGCTGTTCCTTCATTAGATCGGAGTCTACAGCTTCGTCACGTGCTTCAGTTTGTTTTTTGAAGTATTCGTCACGTTGCTTCGCGATCTCTTCGGGTATCCTAGCCAGCAATAGGCCACCAACCCCAATAATCCCAGAGTATTTTCCGTCTTTTACAACGGGATAGTCTTGATCTTGATATTCATCGGCTCTAACCAATTCCCATCCGGATCTTAATTGACCCATGACGTTCTTGGTATCGTCGAAACCGACAATCTCAGACCTGATCCATCTATGCCTGAATCCTGCAGGCGCTTTGGGAGCATCTAGAGATGTTGGAGGAGTCCACTTTTTAGGTCTTTCAGTTTTAGACCTAGTTTGACTCGCACGAGAAGTTATTTTTGTTTCTTTTACCATATGCTTATGCCTCCTTCGTGAGTTTTAATTGTTTCGCATATTCTTCGAGTGGCACACCTAATTTTTTAGCAATTGCTACCTGTGAAGGTGTGAGTCTTACAGTTTGGCGTCCTGGTTTCACGCTTCTTGTCGCAGAAGCAACCGTCTGAACGGGTTCGGACGTTTTTCTAGTTTCACTCTTATCAAATTTATGGGGAAAGTCAACTCTTATTCTTTTGTCTATTTCCGCATAGTAGTCATCCGTCTTAGGATCAAATCCTTCTTTGTCAACAAGATCCTTATGGATTTCAAAGGCTGTAAACGTCATAGCTCGGTCGTGTCCGAACCATCGGTTTTGTCCAGCCCAGGTCTCAGCCTTAGGATCAGGATCTGGCAAACTCCGAGGAGTTCGCTCAGGAAGATAACCTCCGTGAGATAACTTAGGTTCTCCCACCGATTCTTCCTCTTTTCCTGCCTTAGTAGCTAAAAGTTTGGCATGATCAAAAGAAAGTGTTGCTATTCTTTTGTTTGCCTCGACTTGAGCTTTGGCGTCTCCAGCTTCAATGGCTGCTCCCAGTTCTTTTTGGGCAGCTTCCAATCCACTATTAACGCTACTTTCAAGTTTCGTAACATAATCCTTATCCACTTTTTGGAATCGGGATTCCATCGCCTGTCGGTTAGATTCTACCGCTTGGGCATACTCCAACGCTGCCTTTTCTCTACGTTCTGATTCACGCATTCTGCGCGTCAGTTTAGAGATTCGGCCTTGTACTCCTTTACTGTATTCTTCTAGCTTTTGGTCTTCTTGTGGTTTGCTAGTTTGAACATCAGGCTGCTGATCAGATTCCGCAGGTGCGTCATCGGACTGAGCAACGTCTTCAGTAGTCTTCGTTTGTTGGTCATCTTTTACCTCCACTTCTGCTTCAGTGACCTTATCCGCGGGTAATTCGACATCGGCCCCTGGGCCTGAAGTGTCAAGTTCCACCATCGGTTCTTTCTTTTTTTCGATTTTTTCTTCAGTTTTCTCTGGCATAGTTTCCTCCTATGTTGTTACATGGATGAGATCTGTTGGGTCCTCAACCGTTGCTAAAATCTCATCGTCATTTAGCAACCGGACTTCGCCGTCCTCGATTTGAATTCGAGACCCAGCATATCGGGCAAATATTACCCAATCTCCCTTCTTGCACCACGGGCCTTCCGGAAATCGCTCTTTGTCATAGGCATGAGGACCTACAGCAAGAACATTTCCGCAAGTTGATGCAATATACGCTCTTTCCATCGCTTGATCAGAATAAATGATTCCTCCCTTACTCTTTTCAGCTGATTTGAAAGGCAATACCAAAATTCGCCAGCCCGCTGGCTTTGGTAATCTTTTATGTTCGTTTTTGTATTTTTCTTCCAAAGCTAATTTATGCTTTGGGGACTCTTGGTTTGATGTCGACGATTGTTCCTTTAGTGTCACGTTGCTCCTTGTTTTCTAGCAGGTTAGATATTTCCTGTCGCACTGATTCCAGTGCATGTATTTGACCCGTAATATACTTGTAAGTTTCCATATTGTCAACCCCTCCCGAAGTAATATTAATCGCAAGAGCCTGAATTCTAATTTCGCAACCTTTCTTAAGTCTATATAAAATTTGTAATGGATCTTCTACGGTCATGGTTTACGTTTAAATTGATAAAATTTTTTCATGTTAATAGGCTTAGCCTTCTTTTTCAATTTAAATACGTCAATCTTCTTTCTTTTATCTTTAGACATTTATGCCTTATGTAAATCTCCACCTGGTTTAAATCTTTTTGCTAAAGCTTTCCGCCTTGGTGTGCAAGTCTTTTTTGTCATAGGGGTACAGAATCCTTTATGTTTAGGGTTAATAGCTTTTTGAATCCATTTGCCATTTCCACCTTCTTTAAAAGCTACCCGTCCACCTTCAGCTTTTTTCGTTAAAGTATCATGAATAGGACTTAACGTATTCCAATAATTACTCATTATTACGCTTTAAGTTCTTTAACGATTCGTTTCTTTTCAGCTTTAAGGTTTTTCTTACCTTTTTTCGTGTATGCTTTTTCAGCATCCACTCTACCAAGTTCTTCTATCTTGTCTGTCTTACCACCTAGTCTAAAGCCAGCTCGTCCACCTTTTTTAAAAGCTCTATCACGTAGACCTATTCGACCACCTTTGTTGTACATTGGTCCGCCACGCATTCCCATGTCATCAGGATAATATCCTGAGCGCATATCTCTTCGTGCGGTACCAACACCACCAACGGGTGCCACACCACCAAATTGCAGTGCTGCTCGTCCTGTGCCTTTAGTTTGAGCTCCTAGTTTTTTTGCCATATGTTGCTCCTTGATTAATGATTATAGCTTGTTGTTAAATTCAAGTCTAGTCTTTTTTAAAAGTTTTCTTAAGAATGGCAGGAGTTGCTTTTACACCACCCCATACGTTCTGGGCTTTAGTTGTAATCTTTTTTGTAGTTCCTTTAACAGATTCAACAAAAACTTGACCCCAGCCCTTACCATCAGTGAGAGCTTTTTGATGTTTTAGATCCGTCATTTTTTCTTACCTCCATTTCTAAATATTTGTGTTCCTTTTATTCCAAAAATACTCGCTACGACAGTAATCCAGAGTGTCTGGAACCATATCGGCAGTGAGCCAAAATGGTGAAAGAAAAGCTCCACCTTCTGCATCATTTGTGCGTCGTCTGAAAAAACTCCCCAGGCGAGCACAATTATGGGCGCCGAAATAACCAAAAGGACGAATTCGTCCTTAAAATCATTTGTTCGGGCTTCTAAAAGTTTGCCCTGGTAAGATTCTTCACCTCGAGCCATGCGTTCAGCATGAAGCAAAGCAGCATCCGACATAGCCATCTTAGTTCTTTGTTTATTAGAATAAACTTTGGCTCCTGCTTGAAGAGCCATTTTTGCTAATCCAAACCACATATTAGAACCAAGTTGCTTTAACAGGTTTTCTAGTCTTTGTGCCTTTAACCGTTACAGTTTGAGATTCGTGTGGATTAGTTGCTTCAATAGTTTTAGCGTCGCCATAACCATCTTTGTTCGTACCCACGATCTTAGTAACCTTTGGTTCTTTTACAAAGTTAGATCCTATTTGCCAATCTTTGTCTTTTGCCATATTTCCTCCTTACTTGTTATAGATTAACTTTTTGGACCTTTCAAGGTCTTTACATCCTTACGTTTTATGACATCGGATTCTTTTTTCGCTCGATTAGCCATTCTTTGTTTTGTTAAAGACGTATCCGCTCTTAATTCGGCTAATTCTTCATTTTGTTCAAGTTTATCTTCGGTAATTTCCCGATTTTGAACTAATTTAGCTTTATCGATATTAATTCGAGCTTCTGTTTCCTCTTTTTTACGCTGATTTTCTCTTGCCTTCAAATCTATCTCTCTAGACTTAAGTTTAAGCAATGGATCAGCGTCAAATTGAGAAGTAATTCGTTTTTCTTCCTTCATAAACTCTTCCATCATTTCAGAAATCAAAACTGCTTTTCTTGCTTCAATTTTCATCGACATTTGTTGTAATTGTTGATGAGCTTGAGGATTCTGCATTGATTGTTGTTGTAATTGTTGAATCATTGGCATTTCCTGAGCAAATTCTACTTCAACTTGCTCTTGAGCCATCAAACCGATGTGTTGTAAAATATCTTTTTCCAAAGCAGCCATCACTGGCGGATTATTTCGCACTAAATTCGTTGCCATGAAATAAAGATGGGCTGTAATGTGGGCTCTGTGATCTTGACCTCGATACGCTTGAAAAGGTTTACCTGTTAAAGCGTCAATATTTTCCAACGCTGGATCTTTAGGTTGTTGTGGCGGAGGCGGAGGTAAAATTTTATCAATATCTTTAACTCCGAGTGCTTCATACATCTTTCGATACGACATATAAAGATTATGCATTTGTGGATTCGACATGGCTAACTGCAATTCGGTCTGTGCCATCGTAATTCTTTGTGTTTGTGAAAAAATATTTGGATCTGCAACGGGTAAAACGTCAATTCTTTGATCAAAATCCTGAACTTTGATTTCTCTTTGTCCTCCAACAACATCATAAGGATATGTAGGAGGTAAATATTGTGCAAAAACTTTAGCTAACAGTTCAAATTCTCTTTTTAATCCAACATAGAGTCTTTTGTGAATCGCACTCATGACTCTAGACCCTCTTTCAAGCAACGCTACCGTTGTTCCAACTGCTGCTTGCTGATTGGCATCGCC